TTGGCAGCCAGTGCTGCACGTCAGGTGACAGCCTGCAAACTTCAAAAATTTTGTTTAGATGGTCCAGGTTTTGTACATCGCCTGAGTCGTGCCATCTAAAATATTTTACTTTTTTTGAATTAATTTGAAGCGCCATTGCGGTGACCCATAGCGGATGCTTGAGCGCTTCAAATCTTTTGTATTGTGCATCAATCACATTTTTAAATCTGTACCTGCCACGCATATACGCGTAACACTTAAAACAAGTTGAATTGACTACGCCGCGCAGCTTCGTGCCAGTCTTGCATTCGTGTGCTGGTATACTGTACGCAAACCCAGGCATCTTGCCGGGCTTCGATAGTGAATGTGTTATTGCTTGAGCTTCTTTGATATTCATATTGTTATCCTTTCTTTGTTATAATATCCCATACTATATGCTTGTCCGCTTGTCAACAATTTTTTTGCTTGCTCGCTTGTGGCCTTCGGGCCCACCCACCCCCCGCCGGGGGGCGTGGAATTAATTCCACGCGCTGGCAGCGACGGCGCCATTGGTTGCTTTGTTCAGGGCCTCCAGGTACTCAGTCTCTGTGAGCTTAAGCTTTTCGATGCAAAAATGCATCTTTGTGGCCTGGTCCGCGCCGGGCTTCAACAAGTACTCAGGGACCTGATCCAGCAGCTCTTGACGCTTCGCGCCTCCTGGTAAAAATTCCGCTTTGATTGTTTTTTCTTTAGACATATTATCCTTTCTATTAGTTGTTATAAAATCCCATACTATCAGGCTGGTGCTGCCTGTCAACAATTATTTTTTTTAATGTGCTTGTGGCCTACGGGCCCACCCTCCCACCTTCCCAGCTTGTGAGCTTGCGCTCACAATTCTAGGGTTCAAGGATAATGATCAGTCACTATGCTACGCGGGGCGGTAAGCCGGATCCATATTACCATCAACCATTTAGGTATGCCGCAGTCCACCGTGTTATAGTGTTGTATCTCCACAGTCAATAATGACTGATCCCAGGTCCATCTCGTTAGGCAAACAACCGAAGTTGGCAAGATCACCCTTGCGCCTGATTCAATGGACCAGGGATCAGTACCGGTCCAATGGCTCTCTTCCAGGACCGGTATAATCTTTTAGATTAAGATTGCTCTTTTTCTAAATATTTTTTAGTTCTTTGTTGATCTTCTTTTACAAGACGCAAAACTTCTTCTAATGCATCCGCAATTCTTTTTAGTTGTTCTGTTTCCATATTATCCTTTCTAAAACTAATATAGGTATTTATGGGATTATTACAAGTAATTAATTTATAAAAGCTTGTTACCCTTGGGCCCACCCTCCCTTAAAAAAAAATAAAGTTTTTTTCTTTTTTTGTTTGACTATAAAAATCATTAGTATAATATCCCAGATATCAAAACTAATAGAAAGGATAACAAGATGAGTAAAATAAGAATGAATACCGAGTTAAGAAACAAACTCTTTAATAAAATAAAACATACTTTTGAGAATGAGGACACACAAGAACGAGAGGCATTTCTTCAAGCAAGAGAAGATGTTGATAGACAATATGAACACGCACATAGACTAGCAGTTGATGTAGTTGAAAGGTCATATCCACCAGAAGATGTTTCTGTTTTAAGAACTTTCAAAAAGAAATATGGAAGTCCTTGTGATGTTGTTGCAAAAGATAAATGCTTTTATTTTTCTCATAACGAAGATGTTACCGAAGATAATGAGATTGAAGAAGTTAAATCTCATTTTGATTTTGGTTTGTTTGGCAATCTAAATGGTAGTGAGTATTCAAGTGATGAGGGCAAAAAGTTTGCAGTTGCATACTACCGAGAAGAACTTAAAGCAAAAGATTGCAACCCAGATATCTATGCACAACAAAATGAAAACAAAGATAATCCACATAAGACTAAACACGTTGACGAGTGTATGAAAGCACTAGGTCAAAGTGGTAGTAGTTATCATTCTAACGACAATGAAATTGGTATGGCAAAAGATTTTAATGCGCCATACTATCTTGATGTAATTGGAACATCTTATTGTAGATCACGTGCCATTGCTTGTACTAAAAATGAGTACGAGCAATTTGAAACTTGGCGAATTGCAAAAGGTAATCTAGTATCTAAACACCAAACTTGGATTGATACAATTCAAAAACAATGCGATCAGTTAAAGATTGGCTTGAAAGCATACAGGTATTTGAGTGAGGGTATTGAACTTGCTACTGAACTTGGAATACAAGTTGATGAGGCAGAATTAATTAGAACTAACTCAACAGGATTGACAATCTACAATCCTAGTAATTTGGCTAGTATGATTAAAGGTATGAAAAACAAACAATCATCTAATCAAGAGAGGCGAAAATATTGGCAAGAAAACAATATGAAGAAAGTTTAAATTAGTTGTTGATTAATGTATGGGATAGTATAATATCCCATACATAACAAAAGAAAGGATAATTATGAAACTAGAAATAAACGATACATTTACGATTGGCTACTTTGCCAAGAAACATAACAAGAGAATATTTAGAAAGGGCAAGTGGACAGAACTTTCTAGAGAGTGGGTAAGTAAAGGTGGCGAAAAACTTTTAACTTATTATGATATAGCCAACGAGGGTTATAGAACAGCGAAAGGTCAATACACATTGATTGCAGTTGGGGGTAGTGAATAATGCCAAACAAACATTTTTGCCAAGGACCTAACTGTCATACCTATCCGACAACAGATAGGTTTCTAAAATCTAGAGGTGTGGTCCGAGGTCGTTATGCTTATGCTAACTTAGATGATAATAGGGATTATTCTTATTGGAACTCAGACAAATACTTTTGTAGTCAAGGTTGTAAGCTTAGTTGGTTGTCAGTTAATATGGATAACATTGAACAAGGCAGACCGATTGAGTTTATCAGACACAGACGAGAGAGTGGTGGTTATGAAAAAAGAACTACTGAACACGAGGGGTGGAATGGTCAGACTTATAAAAGTAATTCAATTACTAGGGTTGACACTAGCATTGATTAGTATAATATCCCATACATAAACAAGAAAGGATAATATGACAAAAGTAAATACAACAGCAGAACAATTCAAACTAATCACAGACAAAAAAGATGAGCCAGATTATAAGGCAGTATCTAAGTTTGTTGGTGGTATGGTTGAGGTTGTGCAGTTTCCTAATGGAGATTTATTATTACTCAATGAAGAGGGTAAGTTAATGGGACTACCATTAAATCCAGAGGCAACTGCATTATGGAGAACACACTTCACAAAAGAAACACACGCATTCGGATACGATGACTTCGTTGTCGGACCGGCAATGGTTATACAAAAAGACGCCCTTAATACTTGGGCAAACTAATCACACAACATAACAGTTAACATTGGACCCCAAAAAATAGGGGTCCAATCCCATTTGGGATAATGCTTGTTAACACTGGGCCCACCCACCCGCCTGTAAAAGGGGTCCCAAAGTTTTTACCTTTACGGTTTGATTTAGACATAGATATGCTATAAAAACCAAATGACAACTAAACAGAAGTGAAAAAAATTCTGCAAAAAATTATATGAAACAAGAAATCATTGACAAACTGCCACCTGACGCGCAGAAAGAATTTCTAAAGCTAGCAATGAAGCTAGACGAAAAAACCAAACAAGAAAAAGTCTACAATGATTTTTTAACTTTTGTAAAACACTGCTGGCCTGAATTCATTGAAGGCAGACATCACAAAGAAATTGCAGATAAATTTAATGACATTGCAAATGGTAAAATAAAAAGACTTATAATTAATATGCCACCTAGGCATACTAAGTCTGAGTTTGCATCTTTCTTACTTCCTGCTTGGATGGTAGGACGTAGACCTAATTTAAAAATCATACAATCCACGCACACCACGGAGCTCGCTATACGATTCGGTCGTAAGGCTAAAACACTTATGGACGATCCGGTGTACAAGGAAGTCTTTAAGACAAGACTACGAGAGGACAGCCAAGCAGCTGGTAAATGGGAAACCGAACAAGGCGGTGAATACTACGCAGCCGGTGTTGGTTCAGCGATCACGGGCCGTGGTGCGGATTTATTGATTATTGATGATCCACACTCGGAGCAAGACGCATTGAATGTGACAGCATTAGAGCGTGCGTATGACTGGTATACATCAGGACCACGTCAGCGTTTACAACCAGGTGGAGCGATCGTAGTTGTAATGACTAGATGGAATATGAAAGATCTAACTGGAATGTTGTTAAAGAACCAAAAAGAATTGAAATCAGATCAATGGCACCTTATTGAATTTCCAGCAATTCTACCATCAAAGAAACCTGTGTGGCCAGAGTATTGGAACATCGATGAACTAGAAGGTGTCAAAGCTTCTATTTCTGTTGGTAAGTGGAACGCGCAGTGGATGCAAAATCCTACAGCTGAAGAAGGATCACTAATTAAACGTGAGTGGTGGAAAGTTTGGGATAAAGGATATATCCCACCATTGCAACATATCATTCAAAGTTATGATACAGCCTTTCTTAAAAAAGAAACTGCTGACTATTCTGCTATTACTACCTGGGGTGTATTCTATCCTGATGACGATTCACCTGCTAATCTGATATTATTAGATGCATTTAAGGAACGACTTGAGTTTCCAGAACTTCGTAAAGAAGCACTAGAACAATATAGATACTGGCAACCTGAAACAGTTTTAATAGAGTCTAAGGCATCTGGAATGCCATTAACATTTGAATTGCGTAAAATGGGTATTCCTGTTATAAACTACACACCTAGTAAAGGTAACGACAAACACGCTAGAGTAAACGCTGTGTCTCCGATTTTCGAGTCGGGACAAATTTGGGCGCCTGACGAAAAATTCGCAGAAGAGGTTATTGAAGAATGTGCATCATTTCCGTATGGGGATAATGACGATTTGGTGGACAGTACAACACAAGCGATAATGCGCTTCAGACAGGGAGGTTTTATTGGACACCCTGAAGACGAAAAAGATGAAGCATTGCCGCGAACAGAGAGAACGTATTACTAATGGCGACAAAACAATTATTTCAGATTCTATTAAAAAATAGAGATGGTATTAAACAAGGTATCACTAAAGTTCAAGACATAGTCACAGAATATTTATCAACGACTGGAGCAAGAGCTATTTCTCCAGACGAAAGATTTACAATTAACAAAGAGTTTTCAGAACTTGCACCAAGCAATGTAGTAAATGATATTTTTGGAGACTTTCAAGGACTGCAAGATGATGCAGCAGATGCTGTAATGGATACACCTTTTACAAATAAAGTAAGAGAGCAAAACCCTAATGTAGAAATAAGAGGTAACGAAACTTTTGGTGAGTTAACAGAGAAGTTAGGAAAACCAAAAGACCAAGGCCTCGGTTCGCTATACCCTAAAGGTAAACCGGGTGAGATCTTTGATATACAAAATGATAAAAGAATGGAAGTTGCAGAGTTTATGAAAGAGATGCGTAAAGCTGGAATTCAAAATGAAGATGTAATGAACACTGCAAAAATTACAGACGTTGCAGAAGGAAAACGAGCCGCGACTACTTTAGCGCGAGCCGCGGATATGGGAGCGGATACAAAAATTAAACAAGAGATATTATCTGAACTAGATGAACAAGTAATGGACAAAGGACCGCGATTCTTTCAAGAAGAATTTATGGGTTACGACTCAATGGGTAATCTGTTAGAAAATATTACAACGACAGTTAACAATGGAATCTACGATGACCTAATCGAACAAGGTGTACCAGAAGATAAGGTGTCATCTATATTTCAATACATCGCAAGTGTTAGAAATAATATGAAGTATGATCCTAAAGCTGTGTTACGTAAGATAGCAGATGATGTTGAGATGGAAGACATTAAGTATGACACAACTTTTTGGGATAACTACATCGATGAAATTTTAACAAGAATACAAAAACCCGCACCGAGATTCGCGGACGGTGGATTAGTGTAATGGCTACAGACGCAGATTTAATTGCAAAATACAGACAGTATAATCCAAACTATGATAGATATACTGATGAAGAAATAACTCAAATAGGTTTACCAGGTTTTGAACAACCAATGGGAATTAATACAGTTCCTAATCAATTTACATATCGTAATCAATTTATGAACGATATGAGAAATTTACCAAGAGATATTACAACTAGTTTAGGTCAAACTAAAGATGCACTTGTTGAAGATTTTAGTGGACTACAAAATATAATAGGATCAGGTGTTGATAGAATGCAACAAGGTTTTAATACAGCTAAAGAAGGAATAATGAATTCAAGTGCAATGGATTTTTTTAGAAGCCTACCTACACCAGGAAATTTACTTTTAAATCTTGCAGCTACAAGAAATCCTCTTAATCCTAGATCTTCTAACTATAATCCAACACTTCAAGGTCAAATAGATTATATGAAAGATAAAGGAATGTATGGTACAAATCCAAATAGTGGTTTAGGTCAAATTACAGGTGGAAGACTTACTGGTAAAAAATTGGTATCTGGTTTTGGATCAAATGATTTAGGAGAAATGTATAGTAAAGATTTATCTAAATTACAAGGTTACTTATCAACAATGCCTCAAAGGTTTTCTAGATTAAGAAAAAATAATCCAGCTTCTTACCAAAATAAAATAGATAATTTAAATGCAAAAATAAAACAAAATAAAATTGAAGCGCAAGCAGCACAGGCAGCAAGAGAAGCTGCAACGGCGGCTAGAGCAATGGCACGAAATCCACAAGTATATAGAGATGCCGGTATAACTTCAGGAGGTTTTGCTTCTCAAAATACAGGCACTAATTCAAATTTTTCTAATAGAACTGGCAGAGGAAGAACCGGATATTCAGAAGGTGGCCTCGCTTCAATGTTCACTAGGAGGGGATAATGTTTAGAGGAGAACAAAGTTTTACCAAATCTCAAATTAAAGAAATAAAAAAATTATATCTAGCAGGAGAAGGTTATCCAAGAATTGCAAAAAAATATAAAGTTGGTAAAACTACTGTTGAAGGATTAATTCTTGATCTAAAAGCTGGAAAAGTTCCATTTGAAAAAATAACATCAGAAGAAGCTAAAATTAGAAATGAAAAATTTACTCAAGGTATTCCGTCTAAAGGTGCAGATCCAGAAGGTCTAAAAAAATGGGCAACAGATTTCGATGGTAAAACAAGACCTAACTTATCTGCTATTGCAAAACAATTTGGTTATAAAGATAAAAGCGCTACTGTCACGGCATTAAATAATGCAAAAAGACAAGATGTCTTAAAGTTACCACAACCCAAAAGTAAAGAACTTATACAAAAAGAAAAAATTGCTTCTAAAAATATAAATTATTTAAATGATGATGATTTTAAAAAATTATCTAAAGAATTTAGTCCAGATACTTATGATAAATATGTAACCGGCAGTGATAAAGAGTTTGCTGATTTTTTAAATGAAAAAGGACATAAGGCCTATGGTAATAAAATTTTTACAAATGAAAATGTAAGTTCTCGAAGAGCAAGATTAAAAATACCTAACACTAACATTACAACAAGAGGTAAAATATTTGACGAAGATTTTATTTTACAAGAAGTAGAAAGAATGTTTTTAAATGTCGATGTTAAAAATACACCAATGGATAAAATAAGAACAGCTGTCTATGGTGCTAGAGCTTTAGAAAAAAATTATACAGATGATGAAAAAAGAAAACTATATATTAGTAGAAATAAAATAAAAAATAATAAAGGTAAGAAAAGATTCTTTACAAGGATACCAGTTGAAAAAACTTCTAAAGGAATGTTTTGGCAAGATCTTGTTGAAAATGCTTTAAGACATCAAACTTTTTTAAAAGGTAGAAAAGGTACTGGTTTAAAAGAATCACATATTAAATTTTTAAATCCCGAAGAAGCAAGATCTTCTAGTGTTAGTGCAGGCAAAGAAGTTAAGTTAATAGATACTAATGTAATAGATCCTAAAACAGGAAAACCTAAAATACTAACTTATGATAATTTTTTAAAACACGCAGACGACAATGTAAAACTTTATGGAATGAACTCTAAAGATATTTTAGCAGAGTATGAAAAGAAAAGATTTATTCAAACAGATCCAGAGTTAAGAGATATATTAAATAAAAAAACATCTTCAAGATACAATTCTACGTCAGTTAGTAGTAGAGCTGTTTTTTCTCCTACGCATATTCATCATACTGCAGGACGAGGTAAAAATGTTTTTAATGTTCAACTAGGTATTGGAATTGAAAATATGAAAGAAAATGCATTTAATTCTGTATTCAGAAAAGAATTTAAAGCAGCTAAAACTTTAACAGACAAAAAAATTGCTTTAAAAAAATATATAGAAAGTGTTCCTAAAAATTTAGAAATAAGACCTAATCTTAAACCATATGGTACAAGAGAATCGTTTGAAGAAATGTTAAATAGAATTGCAAATTCAGAAACTACTTTTGATAGAGCAGCAGTGCCAAGAGATAAAATAACTTTTACAGATGAACAATTAAAAGGTATTAGAGCATTTGCATCAAAACCAGGTGGTAGAAATTTATTAAAACAAGCTTTTACAAAAGGAGGTGTTCCAGCAATACTTGCTATAATAGGTGGTGCTGTTTTATTTCCTTCAATAGGTAAAGCAGCAACAAAAGAAAAACCAGAACCATTACAATATAATAAAGAAATAGGAGCCGTTGTAAATACAAACACAGATCAAAAAGCAGATCAAAACCAAATCTTACAATATGTCAAAGACAATCCATTAAAAGTTACAGCAGGAACATCTTTAGGTTTTGCTGCACAAGAAGTACCTGGAGCATATAAAACAGCTAGAGGAGTTGGAGCAACAGGACCCTTACCAAAAGGTAAAGGTAGAATTAGATCAGCACTTGGAATTAGTGGTGCTATAAGACCGGTGCTTACAACTTTTGGAACGCCATTACTTACAGGTTTATATGAAGGAGCGATCGGTGCTAAAAGATTAGAAGAAGGCGAAACGATGACAGATATTTTAACAGATCCGGTTGGACCTGTGTTAGGTTTAAGTTTAATGGAACCATTAACTAAAATGTCTGGTGCAGTAAGGTCTGCACAACCAACTGGTATTATGGGCGGAATAAAACAAGCTTTAAATTTAAGAGATTTTTCAAATGTAGGTACAGCTAGACCTGGACTAACAAGTAAAATTTTAAGAATGGGATTAAGTCCAAAAGTAATTGCTGGAGTAAGTAGAGGAGGATTATACGGTCTTTTAGCGGCCGGTGCTTTATCTGCTGGAAAATTTGGATTAGACCAATATGATAAATACCAAAATCAAGAGGGTATGATATACAACTTATTTAATGATTAATTATGGATAGACGAAGTTTTATAAAAGGATTAATTGCTTTAGCAAGTGCACCCGCTATTGGTAAATATGTAAACATATTTAAAACCGAAGGCGCGCGTGAAGGTATTGAGCAAGTTGCAAGTCAAGGTGTAGACTTTTTTAATATGGTAATTAAGAAAGTTATGGATGAAGGAACTTTAGTTAAAGAACAAGATAGAACATCTGTATATAAACATCCTGATAGACCAGACATAATGGTTGAAATTGATCAAGGCACAGGAAGTAGTTCTGTATATTTTGATACAGATCAAGGATCAAAGGCTGCTGCAGAAATTACAAAAACTATGGATGAAACTACTAAAGGTAAAACTGTAGAAGAACTTATGGAATCTGAAGAAGTTTATAAAATGGGTGGTGACGAATATTACAAAGATGTAGAAGAAGGAATTACAGGTGGTATTACAAACCTTGAAGAATTTCTTAAAATGAAAAAAGGTTTTGCAGCAGGTGGTAGAGTTGGAATGGTTAGAGGCGGTGTACCAAAAGGTCTGTCCGCAGCACTGCGTGCTATTATGGAAAAATACGGAAAAGACTCTATTAAAGTATTAGAAAACGAACCAGATTTTGGTATGAATATTTTAAATGATTACAATATAGCAAGACCGGAATCAGCAGTAATAAGAGATAAAATGAAAAACTTTGGTAAACCTGGTAAGTTTAATGAAGACGGTAGTATTGATTATGATTATTACGCAGAAATATTAAATGATTCTGAAAATACTTTTGTATATGGAGATGAATCTATTGAATCATTAGAAGCAATGGCAAAAGAAAGATTAGATGAAATAGCTGAATATAAAGCAATGTATGATAGGGGAGAATTAGATAAGTACGCACCCTCAAAATTAGACAATGTAAACGACGATCAAATTGCAGCAGCGGTGGATGATATATTTCCAACAGGAGATATTAAATATGATGCTGAAATGGCAGCAGAAGCTTTAGTAGAAAATAACCCACAAATATTTGGAGATGTACTTTACGAAGATCTTCCAGATAAATTAAGATCAGATATCTATGGAGCAGTATTAGAAGTATTATCTGGTAACTCAGCTAAAATGAGAGAATTAAAAAAATTATCTAAACCTACTAATACTTTAGCATCTATGAAAGCTGGCAAAGGAATTGATATGTCTGATCCAAATATAGCAGATGAGTTTACAAGATTTATGAAAGAAACAGATCCTAAAGGATATGAAGATTTAGAACAAAAAGTAGAGCTTTCTAATTTTAAAACTAAAGGAAGAAAAAAGAATGCTGACGGTGGTATCATCGATTTGACAGCAATGAAAATACCTGATAACAGCAAGTCAGGTGTTGAATCATTATTTAAAAGAAGGTAGAATAGCCAAATGGCAACTATAGATAAACCATTACCCAATGTAGACGAAAACAATAAACCTCAAGCAGAGGATATTGAAATTGAAAGCGTAAAATCAGCGGAAGTAATTGATACTCCAACAGGACCTGTTGAAGTAGATATGACTGAAGATGGTGGAGCAGAAGTTTCGTTTAATCCTAGCACTTCAGAAATAGATCCTAATCAAGACCATTTTGCAAACCTTGCAGAAACTATGGAAGATGGAGACTTAGATTCTTTAGGAAATAAAATGATTGATCAATACAACGAGTACAGAGAATCTCGTGGTGATTGGGAAGATACTTACAAAAACGGTTTAGAACTTTTAGGTTTTAAATACGAAAGAAGAACAGAACCTTTCAAAGGTGCATCCGGTGTTAACCACCCTGTACTTGCTGAATCGGTTACACAGTTTCAAGCGCAAGCTTACAAAGAATTATTACCATCAGATGGTCCGGTTAGAACTCAAATTATGGGCAATGTTGATGTCCCTAAAGAAGAGCAAGCTAAACGTGTCAAAGATTTTATGAATTATCAAATAATGGATCAGATGAAAGAGTATGAACCAGAGTTTGATCAAATGTTATTCTACCTCCCTCTTAGCGGTTCTACTTTTAAGAAAATCTATTATGATGATCTACTAGGTAGAGCCGTTTCAAAATTTGTACCTGCAGATGATTTGATTGTACCTTACTCTGCAAACTCATTAGAAGATGCAGAAGCAATTATTCACGTAATTAAAATTTCAGAAAACGAATTAAGAAAACAACAAGTAAATGGTTTTTACAGAGACATAGAATTAGGAGATCCACCTGTTACAGAAAATCAACTTGAAGATAAAAAATTAGAGCTTGAAGGAATTCAAAAAGATGGCCAAGAAGATCAATACACTTTATATGAAGTGCACACTAACCTAGACTTAGAAGGTTACGAAGATGTTGGAGAAGATGGTGAGCCTACAGGAATTAAACTTCCATATGTTGTAACTGTTGCACAAGCAAATAGTAAAGTTTTATCTATTAGACGTAACTACAAAGCAGAAGATCCTAGAAAAAACAAAATTAATTATTTTGTACAATTTAAATTTTTACCTGGAACTGGTTTTTATGGTTTTGGTTTAATTCATATGATTGGTGGTTTAACTAGAACTGCAACAGCTGCGTTAAGACAACTTCTTGATGCAGGAACTTTAGCAAACTTACCAGCTGGTTTTAAATCACGTGGTATTAGAGTTAGAGACGATGCACAACCATTACAACCTGGTGAGTTTAGAGATGTAGATGCACCTGGTGGAAATATTAAAGATCAGTTTATGACTTTACCTTTCAAAGGTCCTGATGCAACACTATTACAATTAATGGGTGTTGTAGTTTCTGCAGGTCAAAGATTTGCAGCAATTTCTGATATGCAAGTTGGTGATATGAATCAACAAGCCGCGGTTGGTACTACAGTTGCACTTCTTGAGCGTGGTTCAAGAGTTATGTCTGCAATTCACAAAAGATTGTATGTAGGTTTAAAAGAAGAATTTAAATTATTAGCAGAAGTATTTAAAACATACTTACCACCGGTTTATCCTTACGATGTACCGGGTGCAAGACGAGAAATTAAAGTACAAGACTTTGATGATAGAATAGATATATTACCTGTAGCAGATCCAAACATCTTCTCACAGACGCAAAGAATATCTATTGCACAAAGTCAATTACAACTAGCGCAATCAAATCCTCAAATGCATAATATGTACCAAGCGTACAGATCTATGTATGATGCGCTGGGTGTGAAAAATGTTAATGCAATATTACCTCCACCGGCACAACCAATGCCGATGGACCCTGCATTAGAACATATTTTAGCAATGTCACAAAAACCATTTCAAGCTTTTCCTGGTCAAGACCACAAAGCTCACATTGATGCTCACTTAAACTTTATGAGATTAAATATGGTGCAAAATAATCCTATGGTTATGGCTACAATGCAAAAAAATATACTAGAACACATTAGTTTAATGGCTCAAGAACAAGTTCAAATAGAATTTGTAGAAGAATTACAAGAATTACAAATGATTCAACAACAAATGCAACAAATGGGAGCACAAAATCCTGCTATGGCACAAGGTATGATGCAAAATCCACAGATGATGCAACAACAACAACGGGTTCAACAGATAACAAACGCTATTGAAGCTAGAAAAGCGCAACTAATTGCTGAAATGCAAGAAGATTACGCTAAAGAAGAAGAAAAAATTACTGGTGAGTTCGCTGGAGACCCATTATTGAAAATTAAATCAAGAGAAGTTGACCTAAAAGCAATGGAAAACGAAAGAAAAGAAGAAGAAGGTCAAGAAAGACTTAATCTTGATAAAATGAAGGCTATGATGAACGATCAACAGCACGATGAGAAGCTAGAACAGAATCAAGAACTAGCTGAAATGAGAGCAAACGTATCATTGACTAAACAAGAGATGGCTGATGCAAGTAAGCGTCACGATTTCGGTAGAAATTTTAAAAAAAACTAGATATAAACAAATTAAGGAGAAAACTATGATCAAAAAAGCAAAAGACCCTAAAGCTGTTCCAGAATTAGGTGTTGGTAAAGATGGTTACAAAACAGGTGGCGTAAAAATTGAAGCTACAGATCCTTTTGAAACTCAAACAGTAACTGTTAGAGGAACAAGAAGAATGAGAGCTGATAAAAAACCTGTTCAAGCTAAATGGTACTAGGTTATGTGGTTATCGGCAATTAAATTAGCCGTTTCTGCTGGTAGTAAAATTTATGCTAACAAGCAGAGAACGAAGATGGCTATGTCAGATGCACAGCTTATGCACGCATCTCGTATGGCCGAAGGTAAGGAAGCTTACCAAGGTAAATTGTTAGAGGCTAGGCAATCTGACTGGAAGGACGAGGCAGTTTTATTAATTCTCTCGGCGCCAATCGCGATTTTGGCCTGGGCAGTTGTAAGCGACGATCCATCAGCTATGGACAAAGTG